GTATTCCATCGAGATGTTGACCATCACGACTCAACCATTCATTGTGTGCACTTGGCTCTCGGTCTGCATAATAATCAAGGAAGACTTTTGTTCGTCCCTCGGCATCAAGACCTACTTTGTAAATCTCCTCAGCATAACGATATCCAATTGTGACATACTCGAATAGATATCCGAGTTGCTCCTCCCAACTGATTGACATCTGCCCGGCATATCCATCGAAGCCATATGCCTCATTTGCGAATCGTGCCAGCTCTTCACTCACAGGATCATTCTCAACACCAGCCTCAAATCTCCATGTTGCAGAGAGCAAGGTTTGTCTGAGCATATGCCAAGAACGACGAACAACCGGATCCGTTCTGAGCATCTCCTCAGCAGCACGAACCCACGAGAGACCGGTGAGGCTTGTGTTCTGTTCATAGCCTGAGATGGTACCACCGGACAGTTGAGTTCCTGTGATACCCATGGTTTTAAACCTTGGATACTTGGCTCTTAAATGCCTTGGTGTCTCATCATCTTTCATTATGATACCCTTGGTGATGTTGATCACTTTGGGTATATTATCATTTTGATACCACTATTTGTCAAATATTATCTTTTTGATATTGTTCCTCCAAGAGTGATTTGACAATCTCCATGAATAGTTTGACTGACTCTTCAAACTCATGAGGAGGGAATCCTTGACTTGGTTCAATGATCATTTTGTAAGTCAGATCAAGGATGACTTTTTTCTTTGCTTCATTCATTTGTATTCCCTTAATAGATCTCTCATGTATCTCGACTTGGAAAAGACTGTATTCTTATTGATGCCTGTGATCTTGCTGATATCTTCAGCAGTGTACCCAACGGCTTGAAGTTTCAATATTTCTTTATGTCTGCACATCTTGATCAATTGCCTGCAATATACAAAGTCAGTTGAATCATGAGACTCTTGTGGTTTGTACTTGTCTCCATAAGTCATCAAAGCTCGCTCTTTGATCCCCTCTCTGCGTACATTGTTCAAGTGGATCCTCTTCATGACAACCTTGACCCATCCATGCAAACTATTCTCTTTATAATATGACTTGTGATCCATGATCCTCACATATGTATCTTGCATCAAGTCAAGTGCATCGTCGGGATCTTTTGTGAATTCGAGAGCGACAGCATACATGTAATTACTTTTATAAAGCTTCATTAACTCTTGGTTGATCATTTAAAACTCTACTTTTCTTGAAGAGCCAACTCTGACCTTTCGATTAGGTTTGCTCTTTGGTTGATAGTTGCGGGATGACTCTGTCCAATGATGGAAGATGCAATCATATCTCAGAGCATCAAGAGGATCTTCACGTCCGTCTTTCTTTGGTTGTTCTTTGTTATCCCAAGCATATGAGAGAAGAGCTTTTCTGATTGAGTTACCACTTGCTCTCTCTCCTTTGTCCCATACTTCACGAGTGATCAAGTACTTTCCAGAGTTGAAAGCTCGTTTCAATCTTTGCACTCCATTGAGTACGTCAATCCTCACCGGGTCCGTTGTTGACCTCATTGGCAATCCTATTCCTCCATCGTCGGGATGCTTACGAATCATACGAAAAGCCGAGAGACCAGTGTGATCAGATCTTGCCTTGCCTGCCTTGTCTGCTACACCTGTATCAAGCCATACTCTTGAGGATGGAGCCATTGACATCAAGGCACGAGGCCAAGCAAAAGCAAGGATCATCTGACTGAGCTGCTCGATTGTCACTTCCTTGGGATTGAATTCATGGATGATGATTGAGGCTTCTCTCACTTCGTCATATACAATCACCAAGACCGACGGCTTCCGGAAGCCCCAGTCAATCGCTATTCGTCCTGTCATGGATGGATCATACTTGAAGTCATCAATGATATGTTTCTCATGATCAAACTCAGAATACACCAAACCACTTGGAGGCTTTGGTTTATTCATGACCATGGCCTCACGTTCATCAGGAGGGAGGAGCTTTGTTGCTTCAAACCACTCCTCACTCAAGTTGTCTTGATTGACATATGATGAATAAAACAAAGGTTGATACTCTGCTTTCTCTGCCATCTTACACCACCAAGCATCAATAACAGGAAGCCCAACGAGGATCATGATTGGACTTGGTCCACTTCTCAAACGACCCAAAGCTTTATGAGCAACCTCAGCAGTCAGAGTCTGACATTCGTCAATCATGCAAACACCACTTGTCACATTCAAACCCTCAAGAGGATTGTGAGTTGCTTCTCTTGTACCTGGTCGATAATACGAGCGACACCAAACGGTTGAGCCGTTCTCAGTGTCTGTCCACAATTTATTCGTGTGATTGTATGTCCATCCAAGAGGAGCAAGCCACTTCTCCATCTCCGGCATGAGGACCGAGTTGTATCTTGGGGTTGTGTCAGTCACCATCAAGGATGACATGCCTGGCCTCATCTTGGAGACGAGCAACATGGAGAAGACAAGTGCTGAGGTCTTACCACTTCCCCATCCACAACGAGCCGCAATGATCTTGTCTCTTTGTCCAATTCGTTTGATGATCTCTGTTTGCAGTTCATTGGGGTTGATGTCAATCATTAGAATCCTTTTCTTATTCTGATCTCACGATGTTCATCAAGTATATCGTCAATCTTAGAGCACAACACTGAGATGATTGTTGAGAAATTTACACCTTGATGCTCAACCGAGTAATTTTCAATATCAACACCTTTGGGAATAATCTCATCTAATCTTGCAATACTGAGAGCTTTGTTTAATTTATCTTGGTCAATCATCGCTTTTGCAAGATAATGTATTTCATCACTGATAATTTCAATCCTAGATTTATGTGATTGCAGCCATTTAAAATATGCTATTTCATTATCAACATTTGGATTCTCAAGATGGCAATGTTTACATAGCAAGACAAAGTTTACAGGACTATCAGATCCACCAAGTGCATGAGGAACAATATGAGATCTTTCTAATATGCTTCGGGTATTCACCCCCCATTTATGCTTAATAAATACTCTATTACAAGCAAAACACTGTTGATGTATAGGATTTATTTTCAAGTGAAAGTCAAATTTTATTCCTGCTGATTTGGATATATTATCCAAATGCCAAGAGGCAGAACTTGATCTCCAATATTCAAGTATTTTCTTAGCAGTAGGCATTTTTCTTTTTTTTGTTCTGTTTTCTTTTGAGGCAACGTCACCTTTTGCCTTACACCATCTATAAAAAGTCGATCTATGAATACCAGCTTCATCGCAAGCCTCTTGCGGTGACAACCCCTCCTCTTCGATCAGATATTTGATCAATGGATAAAGGTCTTCTTTATCGGTTGGTCTTCCAATGTTTTCATTTGATTGTAATTTCATTTTGTGATATTTCCTTTTGTATTACATTTAACTAGGGCGAGTGGGTGTATAGATAGCACTGATCAGTTTTCCTTTTGCTGGTCAGTGCTTTCTTTTTTGATGATGTGATTGAGCATACCTGCCACGACATCAACACCGGTTTGTTTTGTGACGTTGACATCAAGCTCTCTTTTTTGTCCCCATCGTTGAGGGTAGCGTCTTTCGAGGATCCAGGCAGCGGCTCTCCAATCTCCATATTGAGTAATCTGATCAAGGAGATTCGCTTCCACGTCTGACTCGGTTGCATTGACGAACTCTTTGAATTCAGGGATCTCTTCCATCCAACGATAATATGTTCTCTTGTTGATATTGGCAGCTTGACAAGATGCTTCGATGGTACATCCTTTTCTCAAGTATGTGCAGATCACCATCGCAACATCCTCAGAGTATTTGTATCTCTCACGCGTGTGTGATGACTTCGTGACATTCGTGACATTATCTTGATGAGACATGGCTTCTCTCTTTCCAAATTCAGTCAAAAGCTTTGTATCCATTGTATCAATCTTTCGTGAATGTATCACTTGGATATTTTTTCCAAGGTGAATTGATTGGATGATTTTGAGCCGGTAGAGTCTCCCACTTGTAATCACTCTCAGCAGGGTTCTCAGTCTTATCCCAAGTCCATGGATCAAGAACTTCAACCTGTGGTTTTGGCTTTGGTTGAGTCTTTCG